TAGAGAAATATCTAGCGAATATCTGGCTGTCATTACGAGCCCCAAAAGTGTGTATCGGTTACAAGTGCAACACGCATTTACCGACTCTCCTTTCTAAAAGAGGTTTGAACTAATCTTACTGCTTGTTTATCAGTAATCATACCAACATTTCTCATTCTTGTCAACACATCAATTTTTAATTCACTTATTGAACCTCTTTTCTTCAAAGTCACGAATAAAAATACTGGCGTTTTCTGTTGCAGCTTCACTGGATTTAATATATTCAGAATCCTCACTACTCAAAGCATTCTGAAGATTAAACATTTCAGTTGATTTGTATTTTGTATATAATATTTTCTTTTCTTTTTCTATTCTACGTAAAAATGCATAATAGATTATTTGAGTAAAGTATGCAAATGGATTATTAGATTTTTCTGGATTGAAGTTGTCAATATACATAATACTGTTTTCAATACCATCGGCAATCATATCTTCTTTGAAAGGGTAATTTATAAAATTGTGTTTATTAGAAAGTTTATACGCTATTTTCATAATACAACTACCAATATAATCATTTGGTCGTGGTTTGTCAAGATCTGATGATTCAGCTTTCTCACATGCGTTTTTATACTTTACCATTTCTGAAAAGAACTTCTTATTATCTACGTAATGTTCACCCTTTGCTCTAGGCATTAAAAAACTCCTTACTCCTAAACATAATATTGATTATACGTTGAAAATAACATGGTGTCAACTAAAATATTTTTAATTTTACTGTTGACATAGTAGTTGACAGGGTATATACTTCTTATTGTCACCCTTCAATGAATAGTATCAGAATCTACTTTGATATCAGTATTCGCTAACTGTAAATCAATCTTCTCTGGTAAAGTCTTCTCTATATATTCATCATAACAGTCTTTGATATTCTGTTCTACATAAGCAATAGATAGAATATGAAGTGCTGGAAAAAAGAAATTTCTAGATCTAGATAGACCATTTAAATATAAGTTAAAGAATACATGATCTTCTGTCCATTCTGTTGAGACAGGATCACGAAGAACGATACCAGAACTACTAGAAGCAATGGAATTACCAATAATCACTTGGCCAGTAGATAACTGTATAATACGATATGAATCGTTTTTATCAAAATCGTCTTCTGTTATCATCATTCTTTATTCCTCATATACCAATCTTATACAGTTTATATTCAAATTTCTCTTGATTATATATCTTAACTCTTTCATATAGATGTTTTAGAGTATAGTTGACTTTCTTACCGTATTGTAGATCATCACCTATATCAAATAGTGTACATTGATCTTTATTATCTGATACTCTTAAACCTCTACCAATAGACTGTAAATTTCTTATCTTGCTTTTAGATGGGCTAGCAAATATGATATTGTGTAGTGCTTTGATATTAATTCCTGTGGAGTAGGTACCATACGATGCGATGATAATGGCATTCGTTTCTCGTTCAGTAATCTCTCTAATAGACTCACGGGTTTCACCATCAGTCCCACCAAATACAAAGAAAACTTTACGACCTTTCTTAACCTTACTATTTATCATGTCGTAAAGTTGTTTTCCATGTTTCTCTACATATTGAAATAGTATCAAAGTATTGCCGTCTAGTGATAATGCTAAATTATTGATGAATTCATTTCTCTTTTGATTTCTAACAATAAAGTCCATCTCATCAACATACTTCATTTTGGATACTTGTTTTGCAATTTCTTTATCATATTTTAGTACAAGTATTTTAATACGAAGTTTTGCTAATTGATCATTCTCCATTAGATCTTTTGTTTTTACAAGAGACTTGGTTGGACCAAATAGACCTTCTAATACTAATTGATGGGTTTGAGAACCATCTAATGTTCCAGTAAATCCAAATCTGTATCTACAATGAGGAAGTTTTTCTAGAATTGATGTAAGAGATTTTGCTTTAAATAGATGGGCTTCGTCGCCAATGACTACACCAAAATGTTGAAACCAAGTCTTAGGCATCTTATAGATTGATTGCCAAGTAGTGATTACCACATCATCTGTAATATTATCTTTCCAATCTTTTTTACTCGTGCCTGTAATCATACGAATATTTAATTTATTACCATAGTCATCAAAGTCCTTAGCCATTTGATAGACTAAAGATATTGTTGGTACAATGATAAGTTTTTTATGGGGGTAAAATCTAGATAACATGTATATCATTAGAGACTTACCAGAACCAGTTGGTGATAGTAGTAAACACCGAATATTTCTTACGGCGTGTACAAAACCATCAATCTGATAGTCTCTGGGAGTTATCTTTAGTTTTAGTCTTTCAACAAATTGACCACACTCAAATGCGGAGAATTCATTAGATACATCAGAGTCTTGTGTATCAATAGAATAATTTCTATTCTTGGCAAAAGACTTTACTTCTTCTAGAAGCCCTTTGTAGATCTGTTGGGTATTCAGATTATAGAGATATATTTTACCATTCCACATACGAGATTTGTATGTTGGCATGAAGCGATATCCTGGAACATAGAAAGAGAAGTGTTCGTGTATCTCTTGGGCGATACCTCTCTCACAATCAAGTCTTACAAAGACTTCATTATATTCTTTTACTATTATGTCTGTGTTTACAGTTTCCAAAATGCCACCTTTGCATCGACAATCCCTTTCCTACTTTACCACAATGTATACATTTTATAGCAGGTTCTTTGTCTAGTTTTTCTTTTAATTTTCTTTTACTCTCTTCGTTCCATTCAGATTGTTTATATTTATTTTTCATACCTTTATTCCACGGAGTACTATTCTTCATTCTATGTGAATGTTTTTTAGAAGATTCTTTTTGTTTGAATGTTCTATCTTCTCCGGTCAAAACCAATTTTGTATTACTACAATCGGCATTTTTTCTACAAGGAGGACCATGGAGTTTATTTCCAATAGTTTTCATATAATGTGATAGTTTTTTCTTCGTTTCTTCTGAATGGGGAAAAGAATATGGATAGTTTCCTTTCATACCAGCATTCCATGATGGAACTGAATGATGTTCTAGTAAGTTTATAAAATCTTTAAGTTCTTGATCAGAAATATTACAAGGTTCTATGTCTAATAAATCAGACATAGATGTATCAAATAAATAAGTTTTGCTGGACATAAAAGCCTCCTTCGGGTTGTCTAGAGTTAGCGGAGATTGCGACTCTCGTGGCTAACACTTTTATTTATAAAGTTATAAATCTCCAAAGTTGGTTAGACGACGCCAATCCAACGCATTTTTTATAATCCAGTTTCTTCCATTGATACCCTTCATTATTTCTTCCAAAACATCAACAATTTCTTGTTGCATAGATATTTTTAAATTCATTTCAATCATTTCAGAATCTGAATCCACATAATCATTTATATCAGCCTTCAAAATGGTTTTTAACTGGGGTTGTCTACCAATCTCAGTTAAGTCTTCAGGATTATTTAAATCACCTCTGAAGTATTCAGATAATGTTTTGGCAAGTTGTTTTTTCTTTAAAAATAGACTTTTGAGTTTAAGTCTTTCTTTATATAATATTGATAGATACTTAGCATGTAATACGGGAATATTTAAACTTTCTGTATCTAGTTCAACACTATCAATTGGAGCGTCTTTTCTCCAAGCTTCGGCAATATCTTCAATTTTCAAGATTTAAATCCTTATTCACGATTAAAAATATATTATATCACACAGACTCTATTGTGTAAAGAGTATATCTAAAAGTAACAGTGGCTTCTAGATAATCAATATCAGTAGCAGTAGTTGAGAATGTAAGTTCAGATAGAGATTCGGGAAACATATTCTGAAACTTTACACGAAGATTAGGATTATATTTACTTGATAGAATTGATAAAGTAGCATCAGATACGTTTCTCTGATTTCTGCTAAGTTGTTGAAAGTTTTTATATTGGTCAAAATTTTCTGGTGATCCTAATCCAACTAACCAATTATATATCTCTAGATAATTTATCATATCTTCGTCTACACGAAAAGTCAAGTTAAAAGGAGAGTATGTAATTTTTTCTCCAGCAAGAGGAATATCAGTAAAAGGATTGGTTTGATTAGAAGTACCAATAGATACTGGAGGTATACTAGCTGATTGTGAAAAATATGACACTGTTGGTATTCTATCTAATACCAATCTGAAACCTGTCTGTCCTAAAAA